GAAGAGATCTGGACTGAACGATTCGACAACGCGACACAGAAATACCGCCTCGGTCGCTGTCATGACGAATGCGTGTTTCAGGGACCGTTGGAGGACTATGCCTTCGGCGATCCGTTCTCACAACTCATGTGGACGGCGGACCCTGGAAATGACGACGACGGCGACGACGCACCGCTCGAAGAGATCGCGTGGCGGGCGCTGGTGCGCGGTGTGCCCAGGTTGATTCGCAAGATTCAACGCATCGACGTGAGGGCGGCGAAGACACTGATATCAGCAGCGTAATCGGCGCTTCCATCGGGCCGTTTCGCCAGAAGCGGCCCGCTCTTCTCCTCCGCAAACCCCTCAAGCGGATCGACTTCCCCGCGCTCGACGATTGCTGAACCGTTCAGATCCAAGTCACACGATAATTAGGCTTCGATGAAGCCCAAAGACCTGAAGCTCAAAGACCTCGATGTCGGTGATCTGAAGGCTGCTAAGCGATTCGTGCGGCAGATGCGCCAAATCGAGCAACCGTTCTCAGTCCAGCGCGCACGACCGCGCCAGCCGAAGGCCGAAGGTACGCGGGTCGAGGAGCCATTGCTGGACTTGCCGTCGATCCGCCCAAAGCCTGCGAGCCGCACCTCAGGTCGCCTTCGCATGCGGCATACGACGAAGCCTCTACGGACTCAGATCAAATCGATCCGACGCCGCTATCAGGAGGCTGCTAGGGTCCTCAAAGTAGACCTTCGCGACCGATCACCCAAGGGCTGGGCCGATGCACGGAAGCTGGCCCACGGTGCCCGACGAAACACAGAGAGTCTCTGGTTGGCCGACGACGCCCTCGACCAGCTTGCCGAGGTTGCGGACCGAATCGACCTGGAGCTAGCTCGATACCGAGGGATGAATGCTAAAAAGAAGTCGGAGCACAAGGAGCTGATCGCGCAGCTCTACAGCCTTGGGCTACCCCTGACGCTGCCTCTTGGGATCGTCGAACTTCTTAATGCCGTGATGACGACTATGCAGGCGATGGCGCCGATGCTCGCTGAAGAGGGCAAGCTGATTGGCAGCGCGTTTCACGCCAGTGCTGTCGGAGTAAAGCGCGTCAGCAAACGCCGCGACCGCAAGCGCACTCCCGCCTAGACCTCCTCCGCGCTCCTCTACTTAAGTAGAGGCAATCCAATACACGGCAAATTAGCGTTCAGCCGCGCGAGTGCGCGGTCTGGAGGCTAGCTCGATGCCGTGGCCCAAAGGTCGCCCCAATCCTCGTTCGATGCGCCGCAGGATCTCTGCGACGATGCGCGGACGCTCGCGCTCGCGTAGCACCCGCGAGCACCAGGCGCTGACGCATTCGCTCGGGTTGACTTCGCCCCTCCGGCAGGCCGCTCGAAAGGCGGTGCGCCGTGACCAGTGAACAGACGTGGTTCACGCTACACGAGGCGGCGGTCTACTGCCGCTGCTCCACGGTCACGCTCGGTCGTGAAGCCCGCCGCGGCACGCTCAAGGGCTACAAGCTTGCGCGTCGCCGCGAGTGGCGATTTGCAAAGGCCGACCTCGACAACTTTTTGACGGCGTCGAGCACGCCAATTCCCTTTCAACCGAAAGCAACGGCCCGCGTTCGACAGGAGCGCGCGTCGTGAGAGTTCGGAGTCAGGCCGCGGACCTTACCAACCCGCGCGTGAAGGTTGCCGGCCGTAGGGGGTTGTCCTCGGCAACAGTCCGCCTGACTCCGAACAACCGGACAACCCCCAATCCGTCGGCGCTTGTGGTGAGCGCTGGCACGACACAGGACAACCCCGATGACGAACAAATCAAGTGAGCCATCGCGCTGCCGTGTGAGGGCGCGATGAGCGATGCCAAGCGCAACTGGCTCGGCCCCTTTGAAGAGTGGACCGAGCTGACGTCGTCCAACGCGACCCAGGAAATCGGCAACTGCCCGCATTGCGGCAAGGACGGCCACCTCTACATCAAGAAGCAGAGTCACGCGTGGGACTGCAAGCGATGCGGCCTGAGTGGTGGACTCGACGAGTGGTTAAGGGCGTTGCACGCCGAACAACGAAAGTGGTTCAAGGGCAAGGCGCTACGAGATTGGGCGCAGCGCTGGAATCTGCCTGCGGAACACCTCGCCACCGAACCCATCGGCTTCGACCTCGATCGCGATGCGCTCACCTTCCTAGTGGAGGACGCAACTGGCAAGGCACACGACCTTCGGTATCGGCGACCGGAGGAGAAAACGAAATCGACAACTGGTCTTCATACGGGACTCTGGGGGGCGCAACAGCTCCGTGGCGCGCCGGCACATTCGGTGGTGATCATCTGCGAAGGCGAATCCGACGCCAGCACGGTGCGTTGGGTGTTGTCGAAGCTCAAGACGACGACCAGACACTACATCGTGCTTGCCGCGCCCGGTGCGGGCACAGCTAAAGGCGAATGGGGGCCGCCGATGGCCGGGCATGACGTATGGCTGCTCTACGACAACGACAAGCCCGGTGACGCAGGCGACCAACGAATGTTCGAGGTGATGCTACCGCATGCGCGCTCGGTGCAAAGCGTGGCATGGCCGGGCAGCCTGCCACCTCCATGCGACATCCGAAAGGCGTTCACCGAACACGGATGGACGTGGAACGCGCTCAAGCAAGCGCTTCGGGCCGAACCGCGGCTCGGCCGGAAATCGTCGATCGCGCCGAACGTGCCATCCGAGCCGAACGCCCCACCGACCGACCCTACGGCAGCGGTCGATTGGATGAATGAACGACACGCCGTGGTCGTCGACAGTGGCAAGACGCTCGTCCTATCAGAGAAGTTCGATCCGCTGCTGGAGCGCTCGTTCTTCGAACGGTCCGGGTTCGATGACATCAAGCGCTACTACCTTAATCGACAGGTGCTGATCCCAACCGAAAACGGGCCATCGCCGCGGCAGCTTGCGCCCTTCTGGCTGACCCATCGGCAGCGGCGCACCTATCGCGGCCTTGCGCTCACACCAGGGTTCGACCTTCCAGACACGTTGAACCTGTGGCGCGGATGGGCGGTCGAGCCGAAGCAAGGCGATTGGTCTCTGATGGAGGCGCACATTGCTGACAACTTATGCAGCGGCGACACGCGACTGAATCAATATGTCCGGCTGTGGCTGGCGCGTGCGGTGCAGCGACCGTCTGAACAAGGCGAAGTGGCGCTGGTCTCGCGCGGTCCCCGCGGCACCGGTAAAGGCATTTTCGGCCGGACGGTTGGCGGATTGTTCGGACGCCACTACCTACACCTCGCCCAGCAGACGCACTTGACGGGCAAGTTCAATGCCCATCTGCAAGACGCCATCTTCTTGTTCGTGGATGAAGGGTTCTGGGCCGGCGACAAGCAGGGCGAGAGTGTCATCAAGACACTAGTGACGGAGCCCAGCTTCTCGGTGGAGCCGAAGGGCCGCGACATCTACATGGCGAAGAACATGCTCCACGTGTTCATCGCGTCGAACAACGCCTGGGTGGTGCCCGCGGGTCTGGAAGAGCGGCGCTTCTGTGTGATGGACATCAGTGAGGCGCGCATGCAGGACACCGCCTACTTCACCGCTCTCCAGCAGCAGATGGACAACGGCGGGCGCGCGGCCATGCTCTACGACCTACTGCACGCGGATTTGAGCACCTTCGAAGTCCGAGACATTCCGCCCACGGCCGCACTCCTCGAACAGAAGTTGCTGTCGATGCCGCCCGTCGAGAAGTGGTGGTACCAGAAGCTCTGGACCGGTCGTCTGCTCACAGGCCACAAGCGCTGGGAGCGCGTCGTCTCCCGCGATCTCCTCCACGGTGACTACATCGAGACGCTGCGTGAAGTCGGGGTGTCGCACAAGTCGATGCAAACCGAACTCGGGATGCAGTTGGGCAAGCTCGTGCCCGGCAACATCCATGCGTCTCCGCGCCGACGCGACCCCGCGGCGCGTGGCGGCCGAACGCGTACATGGAGCTTTCCGACCCTTGCCGAGTGTCGCCGCTTCTTCGACCGCCTCTCGCGCGGGTCGCATGAGTGGCCGGAGGTGGCGTCATGACGAGGTTGGCCCGGTTGACCCGAGGTTGGCCCAGCTTTCGATCAGCAATTCCGGGGTCCGGTCCAACCGGTCCAACCTGTCCAACCTTTATTGGTAGCGCGCAAAGTGGCAAGACGTTAGAAGGGCCGACGCATTCACCGCGAATCCACCTCGGACCGGTTGGCCCGGTTGGACCGCGTCAGCAATTCCGCAGCGAAATTCGCGAAAAGGTTGGCCCAACGGGAGGGCCCTGGGTTGGCCCGGCGTCGGGCGAGAGGGGCGATAAGTCCTGCACCGCACGTATATCCCCCGCTGCATCACCAGGAATCCGACTGGCGGCGATGGCCGCGCGGTTGGGGACCGAGAGGCCGCTGATCACTTACCTCAGGAACGGCGGTGCGAAATGAGCAAGAAGCGTCTGGCGCGAAAGAACTTGCGAAAGGCGTCGCCACCAAACGCACAACAACGGCCCATCCGACGGCGACCCGACGGGACGGTGCTACCGGGCCAGGCCCTCAGGCTCACCACAGGCGAGCGCTCGGCGGCCGTGAGGAACGCCGACCTCCCCGAGATGGCCGACCTGAAGGTGCTGCGCGCCGAGCAGGCTGTGGCCATCGTGGCCGACCTCGGCGGCCCAGACACCCTCTCGACGCTGCGGCGCGACCTGATTCAGCGCTACCTCGAGACGGCCAACATCGCGGACTACCTCGCCAGTCATGTGCTGCGCGATGGCGTGCTCACGACCAAGGGCAAGACGCGCGCGGCCGTCACGACCTACCTGTCGGTCGTCGACCGCCTGTCGCGCCTTGCCGCGGCGATCGGCCTCGATCGTTAGGCCAAGCCCGTGCCCTCGATCCACGAGTTCCTTGCCCAGCGGCAGAGCGCCGCTCAGGAGACACCCCATGAGTGACGTGTTCATGAAGCACCGCCACGCGTCGTTACCGCCACCCGAGCCGCTGTGCGCCCGGTGCGACCACGTGCGCCTCGATGTCCGCCGCTGTGGCATCTGCCAAGCACCGCTGTGCCTGCTGTGCAGGCTCACGCACGACGCCGAGCGCGTGACCGCGCGGGCGGCCGGCTACGAGTCCATCTGCGATCAGATCGTGGGCACGGCACAGGTCGCCGCCGAGATGCGTCAGGACGACGAGCAAGTGCTCGCCGGCTTCCTTGGTGTGGTGCCACCACCGAACAATCCGCACATCCTCCCCACCCACCCCGAGGATTGGCGCATCGCGCACACGCTCCTGCTGGCCGATCTGCGAGTGAGGAAATGAACGCCGTTGATCTCATGCGCGACCCGGCGGTGTTCGGGCCGGAGTTCTCAACACCGGCATGGGCACCGTGGCGCGCGTTCGTCGGTGCGCTGTCAGGGTTACCACCCGAGGACGACGCGGCGCGTGAGCTGATCCTCCAGTGCACCGGCCGCGACACCGTGCCCACCACCGCAGCACGCGAGGGATGGATGATTGTCGGCCGGCGCGGTGGCAAGTCCCGCGTGGCTGCCCTTCTGGCCGTCGACGCCGCGTGCTTCCGCCAGTATCGCCCGGCACCGGGTGAGCGGCTGGTGGTCATGGTGCTGGCCGCGGACAAGCGCCAAGCGCGGGTGGTGTTTCGCTACACCCGCGCGCTGTTGGAATCCGTGCCGATGCTGGCCCGCCTGATCACGCGCGTCACCCGTGAAGCCATTGATCTCGCGAACGGCGTCAGCATCGAGGTCCACACCGCCAGCTACCGCAGCACGCGCGGCTACTCCATCGTCACTGTCATCGCGGATGAAGTGGCGTTCTGGCACACCGACGAACACGCGGCCGAGACCGACGTCGAGATTCTGAACGCCGTGCGCCCGGCCATGCTCACGGTGCCAGGCTCGCGCCTGATTGCGCTGTCGTCGCCCTATGCCCGTCGCGGCGAGCTGTGGCGGATGTACCAGCGCCACTTCGGCAAGGCCGAGAGCGACATCCTCGTCTGGCGGGCGCCCACCTGGACGATGAACCCACTCATCTCCAGGGACTCGCCGGTGATCACGCGCGCCTACGAGGACGACGAAGCCGCGGCGAGTGCGGAGTTTGGCGCGGAATTCCGTCGCGACATCGAATCGCTGGTGCCGCGCGAAGTGGTCGACGCCGCGGTGGTGCCGGGACGCATCGAACTCCCGCCGCTGTCGGGCCTCCACTACAAGGGCGTGATCGATCCGAGCGGCGGCAGCGTCGACAGCTTCACGCTCTGCATCGCGCACCAGGACGCGGCACGCAATGTGGTCGTGCTCGATGCCATCCGCGAAGTGAAGCCCCCGTTCTCGCCTGAGCAGGTCGTCGGGGATTTCGCCGCGCTGCTCCGTCGCTACGACATCACCCAGGTCCTGGGCGACCGCTACGCCGGCGAGTGGCCGCGCGAGGCCTTCCGTAAACAGGGCATCGACTATCAACTACTGCCCAAGCCGAAAAGCGACCTCTACCGCGATCTACTCCCGGCCTTGAACTCCGGACAGGTCGAATTGCTCGACCATCCGCGCCTCATCAACCAGTTGGTTGGTCTCGAACGCCGCACGGCGCGTGGCGGGCGCGATTCCATTGACCACGCGCCGAACCAACACGACGACGTAGCGAATGTCTGCGCCGCGGCCGTGCATGCCACAGCCGACGCGCTGCCTCCCCTCTTCTTCAGCTGACACGAAAGGAATCGACATGTCTCCTGTCTTGAAACGCTTGAACCTGACCACGGTCGTCGGCCGCCACCTCGGCGACGGCGACCACGAAGTCACCATGACCACCGGCTCGGTCGACCGTCAGAACGACGAGGTCGTGCCCGAAGGCGGCGACTTCACCGATTTCGTGAAAAACCCCGTCCTCCAGTTTGCCCACGATGCGTGGTCGTTGCCGGTGGGCAGCGTGACCTCGCTCACCCGCGCGGCCGACGCGTGGAAAGCGCGCTTCCGCTTTCTTCAGGGCGACGAGTTCGCCGCCCGTGTGGAGAACGCCTGGAAGCAACGCGTGTTGAACGCCGTCAGCATCGGCTTTCTGCCGCTCACCTGGGAACACAACGACCACGGCGGACTTCGTTTCCTGAAGTGGCAGATGTTGGAGCTGTCCATCGTGCCGGTGCCCGCGAACGCCGAAGCCGTGCGCATGCTCAAGGCACTGCACCTCGACACGCGTCCGCCGCTGGCGAAGTCCCACCGCGACGACGAACACATCCTGCATCTCGACGACGAGGAAGAGATCGACATCGAGAGCATGCCGCCCTATCGCAAGAGCGACGGTGACGTGGATATCTCCTGCCTCGACGCCGACGAACTTCGCTCCCTATTGGAAGCAGAGGTGAAACGCGGCTACAGCACCGCCATCAAAGAGGCCCTAGCGGAAGCCACGGGCACGGTTCCCACTCGGAGGATTCGATGAACACCAACATCACGCACCCACGCGACGTACTCGCGCTCACGCACATCAGCGAGCGCGAGGAACTGCAGCCCTATCAAGCAGCAATTCGGGACGCCGATGCACGCGTGGTTGCCGCGCGCAACGCGCTGGCCGTCGCCGACACCCAGCGCGCCACGGCTGATGCCGCGCTCGTCGAGAACAGCGGCAAGAAGTTCGTTGATGCCGCCGACGAGGCCGAACTGAGGTGGAGCCGTGCGCGGCGTGAACTGCGCGCGGCTGAAGAAGGGAGGAATGGGGCGCTGCGCAACTTCGACGAGGCCTACGCGCAGCTGGCGCGCACGCTGAGCGACGAGGTGATGCATCCGCTCCATCGCCAGTTGCTCGATCAGCTGGTGGCCAGCCTGCAGCCGGCGACTGATGCTCACAACAACGTGGTGCAGTTCGAGCAGCACTACGACCGCCTCATCCCGCGCGGGCTCGGCATCCGGCGGCTTCCGGAGTCGCCGTTGCGTCAGGTGTTCGGCAAAGGCGGGCTGGTGGAGAGCTTGCGGCGACACCTGACCCCACCGGACCCCAAGCGCACGACTCCGGACACGCGCGTGTGGGTGGAGTTCGTGCGCGACGCCGATGTCACC